GATCTGTTTTCCCCATTTATAACTGGCAGCTTAATTCTAAAAGAATCTTTTGATTTTGTTAACCTATTCCCATTCGTTGGTGAAGAAACTCTGGAGTTGGAAATTACAACTCCCGCTATCAAAAACGGTAGCATCAAAGGTAAGTTCTATATCTACAAGCTAACAGATAGAGAACTGGTTGGCGATCGCTCAGTCGTATATCAACTACACTTTATTTCAACTGAAGCTGTTATTGATTTGAATAAAAAGATCAGTAAAGTTTACACTGGGAATGTAGGAGACATCGTGAAGTCTCTTGTCCAAGATAAAGTGAATGGTCTTCAGAGCGATAAGAAAATAAACGTTGAGGCGACAACTCAAGACACAAAATTCATTTCAAACTTCTGGTCTCCGATTAAGGCTATCGTATACGCAACAGAAAGTGCTGTTAATAGAAATGGTTCTCCTAGCTACACGTTCTTTGAGAACAGAGATGGGTTTAACTTTTTAAGCCTCGACTCACTATATTCAGCTGATGTATATCAAGAATTTGTATATGACCGATATATGCGAGATGACTTGCAGGGTGGTGGATCTGCTCAGAACATCGACAAAGATTTTAAGAGAATCACTAGTCTTTCTATTCCAATTGGTTTTGATTATATGGATAGAATAAGATCTGGTATGTTCTCGTCAAAAGCTGTTTCTTACGATCTAACAACTAAGAAGTATAACGTTAAGAACTACAACATGTTTGATCGCTATGAGAAACAGGTGCACCTTAACAAGTACCCAATTTCTTCTAATCGTTCTATTTTCAGAAGCAACTCAATGTTGATCAACTATCCGCGTCAGATTGATGTGTTTAGTGGTGCTGGAGATACGAGCGAGTTTAAAACATTCCAAGAACGAATGTCTCTGTTGAAACTTGTAGAAGGTAACAAGATTAATATCTCAGTCCCTGGAAGAACAGACTACACAGTTGGTCAGAAAGTTGCAGTGTCATTGAACAAGATTGAGCAGATAACAGAAGATGATAAAGACATCAGAGACAAGATGTTCTCTGGCAATTATTTAATTTCTGCGATCAATCACCACATAACTAAGAAAGAACACCAGTGTCATATGGAACTGGTTAAGGATAGCTTAGAATTAGATTTGAATAAGGTTAACAAATAATGTTTTATACAGGCGTCGTTGAAAATCGTTCAGACCCACTGAATCTTGGTAGATGTCAGGTTAGAATCGTCGGGCTGCACACCCATGATAAAAACCAGCTTCCAACTAATGAGTTGCCATGGGCAACTCCAATCCAACCAGTTACATCTGCTGCGATGAACGGTATCGGTATGACACCGATTGGACCAGTCGAAGGTACTACTGTAATTATCACATTCACGGATGAAGACCAACAATTTCCACTGATTCTAGGTACTGTTGGTGGTATCTCAAAACAACCTGTCGCTATTGATGATGACGACAGCGGAGAGATAACAGAGCGAACAAAAGATATTGAATTAAGAACTATTGTCGGTCCAGTTACTGGCAAGAAGCTAACATTCATTGATAAAGAGAATGGAAGATTAGATTTAACACGTTCTCTTAAAGCAAACATGAAGGTTGTTGGTTTTGGTCTACCAAAAGAAACCTTTATTGTTAGTATTGATAGTGGTACTGAAATAACGATCAGCGAATTTGTTACTGGTTATGGTGAGAACATTATCAAATTTGAAGATGCTCCAACTAACCTAGCTGCTGTTGCCACATCTAAAGTAGAGGGTGTGTTAACTACATCTACTGGTCAGCCAGTATTATCTTCTGATGATAAACCAATTAAGGTTGGCGAGACACCTGTTGTCCAGACAGCGACTAATATAGCGATTCCAACTATTCCACCAAAGAAGGCTTCTCCAAACGAGTCAAAGTCTAAGGATGGTATTAAGGCTCTTATTGCAGCTTGTGATAAGGTCGGACTAACTACTAAAGAGCAGAAATGCGCTTTACTTGGTATTGCTGGTGGTGAGTCTAGATGGATCCCGCAGAAAGAGGCTTATGTCTATTCTGAGGGTAGAATGAAGCAGATCTACTCATTCGCAACAGAAGCTGACATTAAGAAATATAGTAATGCTGATAAGAAGGGTGTTACTAGAGAAGAATTCTTCTCTTGGGCATATGGTCCAACAACAAGAGGTAAAGGTTTCCTAGGTAATCAAACAGACATCGATGGTGGTAAATATTATGGACGTGGTTTCATTCAGCTTACTGGTCGCGCTAATTATCAGCGCTATCAGAATCTTGCTACGCAATTAGGTTTAAACGTTGATATTGTTAATAATCCAGATTCACTGGACGACGATATTAATACATCAGCGATTATAGCTGCGCTATACATTAAGGACAGAGTGCCAAAGAGTGTTAGCTCAACTGCACATCCAGGTTATTTCTTAGCTGCCAAGAAAGCTGTTGGTGTAAACTCTCCAGATATCTCTGCTCTAAAACAAAATTACTATGAGTATTTTTATGGTACTCCTGCATCTAGTTCTGTAGAAAAAGATGCTGGTGCGCCGATGGCAGTGCCACCTGAAACATCTAGTACAACTCCAGGTCCATCTGCAGATTCAATTAAGCGTGGAACAGATAATACTGGTTTCAGAGACCCAAACAATAAGTATCCACTACCAGAATACATAAACGAACCTGACACAAACCGTCTTGCCCGTGGTATTATTGACGGTACTGTCGTTAACAAGAAAGACGGAACTCGCGTCAAAGGTGTGCCAAAAGCGTTCGGTGGTTCATGGGATCAACCAGAAGCCCCATTCGGAGCCAAGTATCCATTCAACAAAGTGTTTGAGACTGAATCTGGACATATTCAAGAATTTGATGATACTCCAGGACAAGAACGTATTCATACATACCATCGCTCTGGAACATTCACTGAAGTTGATTCTCAAGGCACTCAAGTAAACTACATTGTTGGTGATGCATTTATTTTGATGGAGCGCAATGGGTGTGTTCATATCGCTGGAGAATGTAACATCACAGTTGATGGCACAGCAAACATTCTGGCAAGAACAGACGCGAACATCGAAGTTTCTCAAAACGCTTCTCTAAAAGTTGGTAACAACTTGGACATCTCAGTTGCAACTAATATCACGATGGCAGCTGGTGGTGATATTTCTATGAAGGCTAATGGAGATTTCCATCTTCAGGCAGCAAACATTTCTAATAAAGCAGACACTGCTTTGGTTATTCAGTCTGGAGCTAACACTTCTATTAAAGGTGACACTGTTAGCATGGAAGCTGCTGGGGACATGAACGTTCTGTCTGGAGGAACCCTAAATGTCGATTATGCAGAAGGTCAATTTGGTAATGGAGCAGCCAGTGCCAATGATGCGTTTATCGTTGAATTGACACCAGCAGATCCAGGTTTCCCAATGAATCCTGTGATCCCATTCTTGATTCCACCAGAAAGATCTATAGAATCTAAGACAACAGCAGAAACTCCTGATGATGTTGATACTCCAGAGGGTAGAGCAGCTGTAAATAACCAAGTTCGTAAAGAAGGTGTACCGCCATCTGAAACTAACGCTCCAGTTGCTTCTGAAGAGTCTGCTCCATCTGGTGGTGTTAATACTAAGGTTCCAGTGAGCTGCCAAATCATCTTTAACACAAATAATTTTACGAATGACTTTGTGTTGTCCAAGAACTTCAACTTGGGTATGTTGATTGATGGTGGTGTTGGTGGACAACATAGACTAGTTGATCAGATGCTTAAAGAATCTAAGAGTGGTCCAGAAAGACTATACACTGTACAACAGATTGTATGTAACCTAGCTCAAACTGCACAAAACATTCTAGAACCACTATTGGAAATTCTTCCAGGCGGTATTGCAGGATATAAGAAAGAGTGGAAGATTAATTCTGGCTATCGTTTGAGGGGTGTTCTTTCTACAGAATCTCCTACGTCAGATCACTGCAAAGGCTTTGCTCTTGATATTGGTATTATTCACCCGAACAAATACCAAAAGACGTATGAATTCACATTGGCAGCAGAGAAGATTCTTCCATACGATCAGTTAATTTTAGAATATGCTGCGCCAGGAAGTTGCTGGATGCATGTGAGCTATCGTCCAGAAAATAGAAGAAAGATGGCGTTCACTATGGTCAACCACAGTGTTTATAAGAGAGATTCAGCTGGCATTCCAAATGGTTTTGTATTGCTAGATAGCATCCCAGCGCCAGCACATCGTTAATATGGCTGAGTTAGCGCACAAAGATGTTATGAGTACGGGAGAAGATGGATTTCCACCATCTTCTCTAACTACTATCATACAATGCACCAAAAGCTATGTTGGCGGTAAACTAATCGCCACAGTCGGCGACCAATTTACAGATCATGGACCGAGCCCACAACACACTGGAGTGAAAAGAAAGATTTCTGCTGGAGCATCAAAAACTTTCTTTGAGGGAAGAGCCGCTGCAAGGAAAGGTGACTCTCTTGCAGATGGCGATAAGATTGCAAGCGGGAATGTAAAAACAATAGTAGAATAACCTAAATAATAATATGGCAAGACAAACAAGATTATTCTCTGACTTAGATTTAAACTTCACTGCTCATCCAGTGACGAAAGATATCTCACGTAGATATGATGAGAGCGCGATTAAGGCTTCTCTAAAGAGTTTGATTTTAACCAAGAACTTCGAGAGACCATTCCACAGTGAGATTGGTTCTCCTGTTATGGCTTTACTATTCGAGCCAGCTTCTCCGATGCTAGAAGCTACTATGCGCCGAGCGATTATTGATGTGATCAACAACTATGAACCAAGAGTTGAACTTATTGATGTTATCGTTTCATCAATGGAAGATGAGAATGCCATTGATGTGACTATAGAATTTAAGATTGCTAACACAGAAAGACCTCTAACTCTTGATTTAACTCTAGAGAGAACACGATAATGGCTACTAATAAAAAGATTAACGTAACAGAATTAGACTTTGATGCGATTAAGTCTAACATTAAAGAATTCCTGAGTGGTCAGGAAGAATTCCAAGACTACGATTTTGAAGGTTCTGGTATGTCAGTGTTGATGGACACTCTGGCATATAACACACATTATAACGCTCTGTATAATAACATGGCGATCAATGAAATGTTCTTGGATTCTGCTAGAAAGAGAAGCAGCGTAGTTTCATTGGCCAAACAGCTTGGATATACCCCACGCTCGGCCAAGTGTGCAACAGCCACAGTTAATATTGTAGTTTCTGGTGGTAATTCTAGTCCAACAAACTTAACAATCCCATCTTTCAGTCAATTTAACACTACTGTTGATGGACAGTCTTTGACGTTCTTCAACAGAGGTTCTATTACAACAAACCGTAATGGAAACACTTACACATTCACAGGCGTTGAGCTAATTGAAGGTACTCCACTAACTAATAAATTCTTAGTTGCTTCTGGTACACGTTATATTATTCCAAACGCTGATATTGACATGGATACATTGAAGGTTAAAGTTCAAGAAAACTCTACATCTTCTTTCTATGAGACATATTCAAAAGCCGACAGTCTTGTCACAGCCACTCCAGATTCCAAATTATATTGGATTAAAGAAATCGACAATAGTCTATATGAGATGACTTTTGGAGATGGAAACTTGGGCAAGTCTCTTTCTAATGGTAACGTAGTTCATATCGATTACTTTGTCTCAAGTAAAGATCTAGCAAATGGCGCCAGAACGTTCACATATAATGGTGAAACTCTGCTAAGTGGCGCTACAATCACTATCACTACAACTTCTCCAGCATCCAACGGGTCTGATAGAGAAGAAATCGACAGCATCCGTTTTAATGCTCCGAAGATGTATTCTTCTCAAAACCGTGCTGTGACACCAGACGACTATAAGGCTCTAATCTACGCTAACGTACCAGAAGCAAAATCAGTTGCAGTTTGGGGTGGAGAAGACAACAATCCACCAGTCTACGGTAAGACATTTATTTGCGTTAAACCGAAAAATGCTTCTAAACTAACATCAGTCCAGAAGGCTTCTATTATTTCTAGTATTCTAGCGCAGCGTAACGTTGTTTCTGTTACACCAGAAATTTTAGATCCAGAATACATCAACATTGCTCTAGACATAACTGTTTATTACAATGACCAAGAAACTACAAAGACAGCTTCTGAGATTGAAACGATCGTAACAAATACTCTGTTTAAGTACGATGATGATGACCTTCAACGATTTGATGGTATGTTCAGATTCTCAAAACTGTCTAAACTAATCGATGAGTCCGATCCATCTATCGTTTCAAACATCACTACTGTTTTGTTACGTAGACGATTGATACCTCGTTATAATGTTTCTGCCCAATACATTCTAAATATTATTAACCCAATCTTCGCTGACGGACAAGGAACTAGTGGTTCTTTCACTACAACTGGTTTCTATATCGCTGGCAGCGATGAAGTTCACTATATGAATGATGATGGTGTTGGTTATGTTCGTTTGTTCAAATATGGTCCAAACGCTATTAAACAGTATGTGAATAACAGAATCGGAACTATCGACTACGCTAATGGTATTGTTGATATCCGCAACTTACACATCACAGCGCTGGCTGATATTGATTTCGAAATCTCTATTAAACCACAATCAAATGACGTTGTATCTGCTCTAACACAGATCGCCGAAATTGCTCGTGATCACTTAACAGTGACAGCAATCGCCGATAAGGCAGCAACTGGTGATCTTCGTGGTGGTTATAATTACGTCTTTAGTTCAAGCAGATCATAATGGCACTAACTAAACCTAAGGTCTCTACTCTAGTAGCGCAACAACTCCCTGAGTTTGTCAGGGAGGAATATGACACGTTCGTTTCTTTTCTAGAGGCATACTATACATACCTAGAATCGACTCAGGTAGACTTAAAGACTCTTAGAGATTTAGATACAACTCTTGATTCATTCATTAAACACTTCAGAAATGAGTTTGGTTCTAACATTCCATACTCTACAGTTTCTGAAAGATTCTTGCTACAACACATCAAGGATCAGTACAAAGCCAAAGGTTCAGAAGCATCGTTTAAGCTTCTTTTCCGCATCTTATTCAACAAAGAAGTTTCTATCGACTACCCATCTAAGCAAATGCTTAGAGCTTCTGATGGTAAGTGGAACCAAGACGTATCTGTTTTCGCCAAAATTCTAACTGGTACTCCGAATGATGTCGTTGGTAAACTAGTAGATGTTATCACACCGAACAAGATTATTCGTGTTTTGGTTGACCGTAGACAAGACGTTGAAGTTGAAGTTGAACGAACAATTCGTTTGTCTGATACTATTTACGAATTCTTGATCGACCGCCGTTTCTTCGGTAACGTTGCTGTTGGCGATAGACTTCGTTATAGAAACGATGCAGATGGTATTTACTTTACTGCTGAAATTTTAGCGACTACTACTGGTCTTGAAGTTCAACAACCTGGATCTGGTTTTAAGGTAGGTCAACTTTACAACATTAGAAACTTTAATGGTTATGGATCTATCCTTAAAGTTTCAAAGGTTGATGCCAATGGTGGTATCGAACTAGCACAATTCATTAAGTATGGTATTGGTTACAGTACTGACTTTACAACTACAATTTCTGCTCAAAGCGGGCAAGATGTCTCAGGTACATCTGGTACAGTTATTCAACGTGTTGGTTCAGACCTGAACATTTCTGAAGGTCTAGACGGATACTCAGAAACTGGTACTATTAACACATTCGACTATGCATATGACCCAGCTGAGCCGACTGCTCCAGCGATTGATGGTACTTATGCAGGTACTGTTCTACGTGAATTTGGTATTTCTACAGTTGACTCTAGAGTAACAGACAGCAACCCAGCTATCATTAAAGTTAAACTAGGTGCGCTTGCAAAATATCCAGGCTATTATATCAATAACGATGGTTTCTTGGACGACGCGATCTATATTCAAGATAGCCGTTACTATCAAGCGTTCTCTTATGTCATTAAGATCGACGAGACTCTAGATCGTTATAAGACTGCTGTTAAGAACTTGATTCACCCAGCTGGTATGGCGATGTTCGGTGAGTATGACATTCGTAACGAATTCGACATCAGCTTAGAACTTGAGTCTCTAATCAGAATCTTGACTCTTTCTAAGAGTGAAGAAGTCACTGTTGAAAACCTTATCGAAATTAAGGATATCTCGAAGTACATCGAGAACGCAACTCTGCATTATGGTGGAGTTGCTGAGGGACAGTATGTCACAATGTTCGACCAGATCGGTACTGGTATGGACAGAACATATCCATACTTGCTGGTTGGTAAGAACATTATAAACACAACACCAAACTACGATGGCGTGGTTGATGGGCAAGAAGTGTTTATGTTGTCTGAAGTTGGAGAAGGATTAGATCGTACTGGTCCATTCTTTGATTCTCATAAAACTATTGATATCACAACACTAAACTTTGATGGTTTAGTTGATCAAGAAAACATTATCCCTTACTCTGAAGTTGGAGAAGGATTAGAACGAACTGTTCCATACTTAGATTTCTCTAAGTTATTGAACACTGATACATTTAACTACGATAACGTATTGGACGACAATACTACAGTTATCATAGAACCTGAATATCC